TTTTTCCAGCTAACGCGACTAGACGAGCTTTTTTTCCTCATTGCTGCCTTTGCCGCTGCAGTTTTACATTGCGCCATAGTAGGGCGGCACGCTGGATACCCCCTCTTACTATCACTTTTTGACCCACTTCGTCCACAAGGTTTGCCTGTTTTGCAGTCTACCCAGCCTTTGCCGTCGTTTTGGCTAAACCACTTTCGAAGCGATGCGCCTTTTTTACTTTTTCTTACGGCCACTCTTATTACCCCAGTTTGCTGCTCCAACCTTTCGGCATTTAGCCAAAGCCCCTGAGGCATAAGCCGAAGGCCAAACTTTATACCGCGCCTTTACTTTATAGTAACAAGCGTCTTTTTTAGACTTTGCTTTAGGAGCTGCCATGTTATCACCACTTCTTACAAGACCAATAACGTGCGGTCATCTTTGAGGGCGGTCTACTATCGCAGCCATGTCTTGCGCGGAAGTTTTTACGCCGCCCAGGTTGATTCTTTTTAATTTTCATATTGGCATCCCCGAACCGGATTATCTTTTCTTTACCGTTCTGACATGCCTTAACAACAAATTTTTTACCCCCAGAAACCTGACGTTTGGGTTTATTACAGGCCATTTTAGACTTATCAATTTTTGCCATTATGAACCTTCTGTATTTCAAATGTGGCTTTTAAGCTAGCACCTTTATGAGGTTTGTAACCTGCGGGTGGATTTTTCATTAGCTTATAGCCTTTACCAGCTTTCATCCAATGATAGCCTTTTGGTGCTTGAACTGCTTTTTTCGCCATAACTAACCCTCTGTAAGGAAGGGGGCCGAAGCCCCCTATCCAAGTTATGAACAATCTACCATGATTGCAGTAAGTGTCATAACTGCTGCGTCTGCGGCGTTAACAGTAGTAACGTCGATTGTATCAGCAGCTGTATAGTACTTACCTTGCTCGTAAGCAGCTGTGCCAGCAACAGGAAGATACGCTGCTGTGGCATTACCGTTTACGCCGTCGAGGAATCCGTCAGGATCATCGCCGTCACCAACGTCGATTGTCAGTGTTCCGCCCTCAGCAGTAGTAACATTCAAAGCCACGTTAGTGACTAGAGTGTTTGCTGGAACTTTAATAACTTCCAATACGTCGGTTGCAGCTAGAGCAGTAAGTCCTGCTGCTGCACGCTCAGTAGTGATTGTTGCAAAGTTTAGTGTTACAGATACAGCAGATACTTTGTTGATGCCTGCAGCAACGTGCGCGGCACCTGTACCCATGTTGTAACCTTTACCATCGTTATAAGTAGCCATGATCTAGCCCTCCTTATACAGTAACAATCATTGTGGCTAGAGCTTCAGGCTTAACGACTTTATAGCCGTAAACTTGAAGACCACGAATGATGTTGCCAAAAGTTGTTTCAGACCGGATGGTTTCCATGTTTGTCATCTGAGATGCAAATGTAAAGCCCATCTTATGACCACCGATTACGCTGAACTCACCGCCTGCAGTTTTCTTCAGGTTGTGGGAAACGTAAACAGTAAAGCGGTCGATCATGCCCAGACGGCCATTACGCAGCGGCGACTGATTGTCACCAGTAATGGATGCGTCTTTCAGGTCAGACTGCTTGATAAGGCCAGCCATCTTCGCAGGAATCACAAGGAAGCGATCCCCTTCTGGACAGTTAGCTTCGTCAAGAACTGTTCCCATGTCTACGATTTTATCAATGACATTGCTCTTTGTAAGAGCTTCGGGAGTACCTGCTACACCAAGATCAATGTTCCCAGAAATAGCGCCAGCTGTTGTGCCTTTGTTATTTGCGGATACATCTGGTAGTAGATCAGTCAAGACACGCTCGTCGATTTTGATCTTCATACGCTCAGAAGCGTCTTTAGACCACATATCCATCAAAGCGATGTCAGACTGAACCTGATCAACATCGTCTTCAACGCAAGCGAAGTACTCGCCTTTGTCGATTACGAGCTGCAGTTTAGCCTTGTCAGGGTTTTCGACTGCAAGAGTCTGGCCCTTAACGTAGGTTTGAATGGTGATCTCCGGAGTGGTACGGATGTTAACCGTGTCACCCATGTTACGAATTTCACCTTCGTAGTCAGTGTTAGAGATCGCAGACAGAACAGTCGCATCGTAGAAATTCTCGATGAGCTTGCCTGACCAGATCTCAGGAATAAAGTTGCCCGTGTAGTCCGGACGACCTGATGATACTGCAAAAGCCATGTTAGCCTCCTTTTAATTATGCAGTGACTATGCGACCTTCTCGCTGTGCAGCGAAAATGTCACGCTCTATTCGGCCACGTTCCTCTTCACGACCTTTGTACTTACCCTTACGAACAGCATCAAAGAACTGCTCGATGTCGGCGGGTGAATACGTCTGGCCTTCGGATGGCATAGTATTGGTGCCTGAGCGACCTCGCCCTGGCGATACCTGCTTCTCCAACTGTTCAGAAGGAACCTTCCGATTGGTTTGAGCAACACTTGGTGTACCGTTTGCCTCTTGCCAAGACTTAAAGAACTGCGCCACACGGTTAGAATCTAGGTTAGACTGTGCGTCTTCTAGATATGTCTGGCGAGAAATACCTGTAAGCGGGTCAATCTCTAACAACCAAGACTGAAAGTTTTGATCATTATTGATGTCATTCCACTCGGGTATTTTATTGGAAAGATCTGCCCAAAACTGCTGCGTTGCTGACTGAGCCTGTGCGTGCGAGATCTGATTCATCTGCGGTACCACGCTGGTCTGCATCTGCATTACTTGCTTCTCTAGCTGCGCTACACGAGCATTAGCTTGCGCCACTTCTTCTCGTGCTGCACGCCGCATAACATCAATAGAATCTCCATACTCCTGAACATCTTTGTCTGTGATCAATGGATCAGTAGACTCAGGCTGTGCAACGGGTTGGTTATTCAAAGTGCTAAGCAGTTGCTCCATTTGAGAAACACGGGATGTCAACTCACGATTCTCCGCTTTCATGCGGGGAACCTCTGCATTGTACATACCCTGCAGTGTTTTGTACTTCTGTTCCCAAGTATCTTTAGTTTCGGTGTCTGGTTGTCCTTGCTCCTCGGTTCCAGACTGAGGTGCTTGCTCTTCTGCACTGTCGGCTACAACCTCCTCTACAGGTGCCTCATTAGTATTAGCTTCAGCCTCGGGCGCATCGCCCTGTGCCTCAACCTCACCATTGAGTTCCTTATAAAGTTCTTGTACTGCCTCAGATTGCATCTGAACTTGCTTTGGTATTGCCATGTTGAACGCTCCTATCGGTGTGCGCAATTAACAGCTGTCATGATGACTTTGCCGCTATCTCAGGGGACTCGCTCACGAGCTTAGAAAGCTCTGACAGAACTTGACACCGCCCCTGTGCAAGTGTCGTATTCTGTGCGACGTTGGGTAGCTGCTCTAACTCGTGCATACGCCATTCCTGTAGCCATTTAGCTATCTCGGGATATTGGCGCACACTTGCGGCTAGTGCCTTAGTAACTTCAGGAGAGGGCCGGATCATCCTGCTCCTCCTGTGTCGCGGTTACTAACTGTGTTCGCATCTTGCCCACCTTTGGGGGTACCGTCAGGCTGCATCTCGGCTGGCTTACCTCCTGCTGCTTGTTCTGCTTGTTTAGCTTCAAGCTGCATTGTAGCTGCCATTCGATTCATGTAGCCTTCCTTCTCCCTAGATGGGATGATGTCGTCCACAGGCATCTGCAACCCTTTAGCCACTTCACGAAGAATCGCTGCACGGCCTTCTTTACCAACGATCTCCATGTCGATCTGATTGGCGGTTGCGTTAAGAAACTCAAGACGGCGGATGTTAACAGTCTCTTTGACTGCAAGGTTAATCGAGCCTTTTGGCAAGATCTCAACATCGCCTTTAATAGTTTCATCTTCGTCATATCGCATGTTGTATACAAACTGACGATGTACAACTGGCTTAATAACATCTGTGTCGATGTGCATAACCACCTGTCGAATACCCTTACCAGCTGCACCCATAAGCATGGACAAGCCTGATGATGTGCGCCCCGCCCCTTGGACGTTAAGGTCGCCATACACATAGGAAGGTATTCCTGAGTGGTCGTCAGCTAGTTTACTAAACTTGTCATAGACACCTAACAACGTGTTTGCGTTGTCATCTGGCTGTGTAAACCTTACAGCAGGTGCACTTGAACCTAGCGGGTCGTTCGTGACTTGCCAGATTTTCCACGGGTGGAGCTGCGTGATGTCTTCGTTGGGCGGGATACGCTCAAGGTTAACTTCGACTTGAGGCCCACTAGAAATACCCATATTGTTAACCAAAGCTCTAGCAGCAGCGTTACACACGCTTTGTATATCTTCGATAATTTCTGGAATACCGCTACCCCAGAACGCGCCAGGGCGCTTGATAAAAGACGTTTTAGCATATGGCTTTTCTCCTAACGGATCGTAGTTAAGAATAGCCTTAATAACATAATTACCTACAATCCAAACATTAGCATCGTACTCTCGATGCTCATCATCAATTTCTTCTTCATCAAGTCCCCACTCGATAAGCATTTTACCAGTTACTTTGCCCCAAAACTCTAGAGCGTCAAAGGTTTCAGTAGGACGATTAAACGAATGGAACTTACGTTCTTCTTCGTCTTTAACAAGCTCAACATCTTCGTTAATCCATGACGAGCCGTTGCCGATGTCCAGTACTTTGCGGATAGCATCGTCGTCGTACCCTGGCACACCAACAAGGTCAGCCAGCTCGGTACGACTTAGGGGATGATGCTCAAAGATGTAACCTTCGTTAACATTCGAAATTCCTGGCTCAGGATAAATACGGAAAGGATCAACACGCTCAAACTCAGGCGCGATAATCTCTGTAGCTTCTACAATAGTCTTGCCGTCTGGCCCTTGTGACCAACCAAGTTTACGTTGTCTACGAACAACAGGCCCTTTGATGAAAGCACATGGGTATGTAACTAGGTCAGTAATAAATTCATTAAAAGAATCGCCCCAACCACCTTGTGCAAACTGGTCAGCAATCTTGATACGCATTTTCTGTGAGCGATTGTCTGCAGCTTCTAGCAGCTTAAAGCGGTACTCTTGACCTACCATTTCTTTTAGCTCGACCATCTCATCGGCTGTTGGCGCACGCTTTTCATTCTCAACTATACGAGTAACAGTCGCAGCAAACGCAGCTTGCAGCTCAGTTGTTTGCTCAGGTGATAGATCTGGGATAGGTGTTGGCTTTAGATCCCAAGGTGGAGTACCTGTGTCTAACAAAATGTCGCGCAGCCAGCTTTCGGCTGCACGGCACTTAACCTCAGTAATCATCATATAGATGTCTGAGCCGCCTTGCTCGTGTATTTGAGCTAGCTTATCAGCTTCGTATTCACCGTTACGCTGACGTAGTCCACGTAGCATAATGTTTTCAATAGGTTTTTTGGCTTGACGCGCAGCGTCCCAGCACTCACGAAGGTGCGAAGCTAGCCCCAAAACAACAGTGTTGCTCTGACGAGCAGCGAGTTCTTTATCTACGAGTTCTTTTTCGCGCTTACGGAGTTCTGAATTACTTACGACATTAAGCACTAGGCAATACCTCCGTCGTCATCTTTTCTGTCACGAAAAGTAGTTAAGCCCTCTGCAGCAGTACCTGTTAAGTTACGAAAAGCTTTTGCAGCTTTTCTGAGGTTGCCTGAACTAAGACCAGTGGCGAAATTAGTAAGCTGCTGTTGCCCTTTTGCAACAAGATCTGCACGATTTTGCTCAATCTTCTGCTGGCGTCTAGCTTGTTTCTGCGCACGATCCGCAGCAGTAAACCCTTCGGTACGAAGCTGCCCGATCTTAACATTTGATGTAGCTTGACTAACCACATCGCCAGGTGCAGCTGCGCCCGTTCTAATATATTCGTTTGTCTGACGGCGTCGATATGCAGCTTCACGAGCATTTGCAAGCTCTTCAGCTTCTTTCCTAAACTCATCGCCAAAGTATTCTACGTTTCCTGGCCGGTCTAAAGTCTTAGGTTTACCAACCTTAAATCGTTTATCTGGATCAATACCGGTGGTTGGTGCTTTAGCATAATCAACAAGCTTTGTATCGTAAGCCGTGTATTTAAGACCTCTACCGTCAGCATTACGGGTGTCGATTATTCTAGCCATCAGTACATCTCCTTATCACGATCCTTATCTTCAACCATTGTATCAGGATCATTTGCGTCGGTGTAAACATAACCACCTGATTTGTAGCTACGGACTTCGGCCAGTTTCTTTGCAGCTTGATTGGGGGTCATACCTTGGTTTACTAAATTTACAATACGATTAAGAGACGCATTAGTAGTAGGTAGTCCTACTGCTTGCGCGGCCCTAACAAACACGTCACCATCAATACGCGCTGCAGGAAGAATAGCCCCACCGTTTCTATAGCTCTGTACTTTACGTTCAGCCATACCGCTAGTGTCCATCTTCGAATTATCCGAATAGACGACGTAAGGTTTGCTACAGCCGCAAGGCATTCCGTTTTTGTGCATATTCACACTCCTGCAGTAAGTGTACACTTTTATTTATACATGACAACAAGTTCCTGTACAAGTCAAGAAAAAACCCCCCACGGGGGCAATCCGTGGAAGGTTTAAGGTTGGTAACTATGAAGGTGTCACGAGATGACATTTGGACAATATCAAGTCCAGCCTGCTGCTGCAACCCTTTTAACATCTCGTCGTTGAGGTATGACCACGCCCTCGCCAGCTGTAGCTACATGCAGCATGAAGTATTGTAAAGCTTCGGCTATGTGCGAGTGGTTGTTTTTGTCAATCGTGCCATTCTTGTGGTGGAACCTGTACCCACCCATCATAGCAGCTTTGAGATGGGAACATTTAGGATCTAACAGGAACGCGCTGTCACCATCGACATGCCTCATAAGGAAGTCGTCCACCGCAGACAAACGTGCTGACACATTGTTTGTCTTGGCTGGCAGAACTCGGAATCCTTCAGCTTTGATGATGTCAACTGCCGAGCGTTCATCAGTTTGCGCACGCTGAATACCAGCGGGGTCAGTAATAACTAATATTGGTGCCCCGCTGAACCGCTCGTAGATCATTGGTTTAAGTATGGTGCGGACGAAACGCTGAATGCCCATATCAAAAGACACTGCCTCATCGAGCACTAGCACTCGCCCGCGAGGGTCTTGTTGCCCTATAACTGCTGCCGGTGTCAACCCCAAATCCATACCAACAACGACAGGACGCACGCCATTGAGAATAGGACTGAGAGTCTCGTCAGCCATGTGATAGTCCGGTCTGAAATACTTGTAGACGGGTTGTCCTGCTGAGCTGAGTCCGTACTCTCCGTCAATAAAGACCCTGATATATTCTTCACTGCGCCCTTGGGTGTCATAATATCCATCGGGTAAGTTCTCCACATTTTCTGCGTTAACACTACGTCCGGATGGCTGCTTGAATACATCCCAGCCATTATCGTTGTGGCTGACTCCGTCTTGAGGATCTAGCTTCTCCATCTGGTAGTACCACCAAGTATCCATAGTCGGCGGGTTGGTGTCGCCCCACATACCGAACCATGATGGCCCACCATCCTTTGCAGAAGGAAAACGGCCAATACGTTTAGACATCGCGTCTACAATCTCGGAGTTGATGTCCCTGCACTCGTTAAACCATGCAAACGTAAGTTCAAGAGAGTTCAGGTTTGCGACATCGTCAGCATCGTCAAGTGCGCGGAACATAATCTCACACTCTACATCACCAACCTTAAAGAAGTATGTTTTGGTCGTGCGCATAAAATTACCGCACGGGCCTGGCGGGAACCAGTCGAGAAACGTCTTAATGGTCGTATCAGTCAGCTGACGAACAGTCTCACGAACAACAGCGGCTCGGGAGCGTCTCACCCCGTCCTGACCTGGAGCTTGCTGTGATGCCCTGCGGACAATTTCAAAACAGCTCGCCACGGACTTACCTGACCCGACTGGCCCCATAAGAACACGCATCTTTGCATCCGAACTCATAAAGTTCGCAGCAGTCCGCGATGGTGTAAAGTTAATATCTAGAGCCAATAGCTTTCCCTCGCTTTTGGTTCATATAGCTACGCGTACGTTTAGCAGCTTCCCTGCCTGTAGGTGTTGTATCAATAAACAACGCCCTATGCTTTATACGCTGAAGCTCTAGCGCAAATTCTTCTACTGTCATGTTGGCTGCGTTCTTAACCTGGCCAACCCTGCTTCTTTGCTGCATCTTCATACTCATCCAAATGTGTTATATCCCCACAAAACTTACACCACTTATAATCTGTAGTGTGTTCTCCGCAATGTGGACACTGCTCAGACACTTCGGTCTGGGCAAGCAGAAGAGACGGATCGTCGAGGAGTACTATTGCGTAAGGTTCTTCGATACTCTTTTTCCTCCGAATCTTCTGCTTGTATCGTACGTTCAGCTGCGACAATACTGCCGCACACCGCTCGCATTCATCCAGCGTCGAGAAGGTGGCCATCTTCTGACCCTTGTCCTTCTCCGTAAACTTCGTCAATAGGTTCGTGATCAACGACAGTCGCTGCGAGGTCTTGACCCCCGAGGTTAATTGTAATTTTAACTCCGCCACCTGCTCCCTCCGCATTTACTTCGTTCTTGGGTTCTAGCCCGCCCCACTTGACTGTAGACTTAATAAGATCTGCTTTTACAGCTGCGGACACATCTGGGCTGTGTATCAGCGTCCAACTTGTTGTCAGGAGTTCTTCTGCCTGTGCCCTGGCTTTAAGCTTGAACGTCATGCCCTTCTCGCGAACTTCCTCGCGGTAGGACTCGACTTTCTTTAGGAACACAGTGTCCTTGTTAAACACAAGCAACTGTTCCGCCGTAATGTTGTGGCGATCTTTAACTTCATCCAAAGTCTCACCGCTACCTTCCAGCATCAGAGCCATGTCAAAGGCAAGACGGTCAGACCACTTAGTATGTTTCAATGGTAACGTATCCATACCCAGACTCTACGGTGTAAGTTACGAGGATGTCAAGCATTCGTGCAAACTTTACATCTTCATTTTTTGGGGTCTTGTTATGTGAGGTTTACTTATATAGGCGGGGGGTTGCAAAAAATAATCCATGTGCCCCCCTGTCTGCGCGTA